TATTGACAAGTCTCTTAAAAATATCCTAGAGTTCTTTACTGGCTCTAGCAAAGATACTGCATCCGCTCCTGGTCCTGTAAAAGCTCTTAAGGAAATGAATGTAGCTGCTAAAAAGGAATCTAATATCTTTGAGAAAATAACTGAGGATATTACGACTTCCTGGCAAGATATGTCTAGCGCTTTAGCTAGCACTCCTGTATTTAAGGCTATTAATGAATCTTTTAATTTACGTAAGAATGAAATTGCAACTACAGCATTCATGCGTAATTTAAGACAAAGTATGTCTACGCGGGATACTGCGCCCGGCACATATGAGTCTAGAGCCATCAAAGGTGGTATTAGTGCTTATGATAACAATTCTTTTGTAGCTAGAGGTACTCATAGGAACCAAGAAAGCAGACCCTTCTTACACGATATTACCTCTGCCTTTAAATCCGAGAATCAAATACCATTTCTATCTGTTGTGTTTACTTCTATGACTGCTGGTATTGTTGCAGCATTTGCTACAGGCAGCGTTATAAAAGGTATTGGTGCAGCTATCTTGACAGGTACCATTGCAGCTGTAGGTGGTGTTGCTGACAAGATGGTACCACTTGGTTTACTCATCGGTGGTGGAATCTTGCTATCATTACAGGGCTCTACTGCAACAAAAATTATAACGGCCTTAATGACTACAGCTTTTGGCTTATCAGCAGCAAATATTGTACCAGATAGGGAAATCTCACTTACGACTCAAGGTATTGTTAGAGCCATTTTTGAAGGACTCACTAAAGCCGTAAAGCTATTATTTGGTGAAGGCTTGATGGGGGAAAAAGGGATAGTTGGCACCTTAACACTAATAGCTAAGATGGCTTTATTATTCGCTTCTGGTAGGGAGCTCTTAGGTAAGATGGTGAAAGCACTTGCTCTATCACCAATGGCAATAACAGATGGGCTTGCTGATAGAGGTGAAAAACGCGCTATTGACGCTAAGATTCGTAATAACGAGGCTGCCATTGCAAGATCTACTGAAAGTGGGAGTAGAGCTATAAAGTCAGCGCAGAACCAAATGTTACGCATTAGGGATCAATTTTCTAAAATGGTAGGTCCTAGTGGTAATCAATTAGGGACTCTTGGTGTCAGGCAGATGACACAATACGCCAGCGGTAAAGGCGATACTACAGCTAATGAGGCTTGGTTTAGATCTCTTGGTCAAAACGCCAGAGATACAGTGCTACGATATAAAGACGCCCGTAGTAATTTGAATGATGCTGGAGCAGCTCAGCAGAATATTATCAAAAATAATAAAGAATTACAACAAAATACAGAGGCACTTAAAAGTAACTCTGCAAAACTTGGTGAAAAAATTAGTGATGCTAACAATGCAATGCGAGAGGGTAGCATTAACGCGCTAGCAGGTATCGGAGGTATTTTTGGGTCTCTTATTGGTTTTAACCTAGGTGCTGATATCGCTGATAAGATGACTAATTCTCCTGACTGGGCAAAGGTAGGGGTCCAAATGTCTGCCGCCTTTGCGGGACAACTTATCGGCTCAGGTATTGGGCAAGTCATTGCCAGAAGCGTGATCATGTTCTTGTCACCTGCATTTATAGGCATAGCTGCCTTAATTGGTATCGCTATTGCAGCTGCTATTAATTTTGAAGGCTTAAAAGAAACGTTTAATACTTTATTTGTTGTCGCTAAGACTACGGCAACTGTTATTTATGATAAACTCGTAGAAGTGTCTAAGCCTTGGGTTAAGTCTCTAGAATCTGTTGCGGATAGCTGGGTTAAGACACTATCTGATAAGTTTAAACAATTCTTCGGATTTAACACATCTACCGAAAACAAAGCTTTAGAAAATGCATTAGATGATATAAATAAGATTAGATCTGATTTCAAGTCAAATAAAGCTATTGCCCAAGCTAAGGGCGATGCAGCTGCTGTAGATAAGCTAAACAAAGGCCTTGACAAGATTGATAGTATTGATGCTGATCTAAGAGATAAGCTGAAAAAGAATAACGGGGCTTATGAAGTATTTAATGATCCAATCACTTCTAGATTTACATCAGGATCTAACGTAGCGGGTGATAGTTGGCAGGAACAAGGGGCTATCACTAAAATGCTGGGTTGGTCTAAATACTGGAGCAAAGTAGGTACTTACTTCAAGGATGCTTGGAGCAATACATTTAAGTTACTTGACCAAAACAACCCTGGCAGATTAGTGCTTGAGAAGGTATTCTCAGGTATCTCTGGTACATCTCAAAGTGCCGACTTGTCTGCGGCTGAGGCAATACACAAGCAGGCGATTGCAGCTAAAGAACGTCCTGATATTACTGCCGCTGTGAGCAAGGCTGCTAGTAGGGCTGAGAGAGCTACTAAAGATTTCTCTGTGGTATCTTCTAAACAGGAGATTGATGCCACTGCTAAAAGTATACCAGAGGAAGAGCGATTAAAGGCATTTACTCAATTTATCTCTAGGATGGAGGGTACTAGTAAATATGGGTTCTATACTCAATATGGAGGCTCTCAGCTACCTAGTCTAAATGAGCATCCTAATCGTGTAGGTAGGTTTGATTCTAGGACTGGCAAAGAAGCTGATAGTAATACTCCTGTACAATACAGAACATCAGCTGCGGGTGCAGCCCAATTCCTTAGAGGTACTTGGGATGATCTGTCTAAGAAAACAGGGGTGAAAGATTTTTCTCCTGAATCTCAGTATAGTAACTTACTACAGATGTTCGATGACCTCGGAGTTACTGCTAGCATTCTTAATGGCAATTGGTCTAAGGTTATTGAGAAGATTCCTAAAATATGGACATCTATGCCAGGAGCTACTGGTCCCGGTAGTGGTGCTCATACCTGGACAGAGACGAGCAAGATTGCTAAAATGACTACGTTTGATATGGCTAATAAGACTGATATATTCAGTAAGGCTAATATACAAACCGGAGCAATCGAGGCTACTAAGAAGAAATCTGACAAAGCTATTAATAAGCTGCAGGACGGCCTGACAGATGCTGCAGATAATATAAAGAAAACTGTACAAGATTGGGCTGTCAAACTTAAACTGATCGCTCCAGAATTGGTGGGACCCCCTGATAGCTTAGCTAATAATTACAAGAAAGAGAAGCCTGCACCTCAAAGTACATTATCTGAGCAATTGAAATTTGCTTATACTTTAGAGGAGTCTGCACAGGTAATAAATAAGGCACTTACTAATCTAGGTATTAATACGATTACTGAACAAGCTCTTTCCGATAAATCAACTCCTGCACTGCAAAAGCTTATTGAGGAAATTGACGCTTATATCTCTTATCAAAATAGAGTAAATGAGGCTGAGGGCTTTTGGCCTAGAATGGCTGTACTTAATCAATTTCCAGCTGAGAAAACTTTAGCTAGAATTAGGTTTACAGCTAAAGAAATGCAGAATCCTCAAAAAGATGCCGCTACCAAGAAGGGTTATCAAATGTATGAGGGGTCTGAGCAATATGGCCAAGAGGCCGCTATTGACTTCAGTAAATCATTTTCCGAGGCTTTTACATCTAGACTGAAAGGTCAATCATCCAACAAGGCATTCTTTAGTAAAATTGCTGATACTTTCACCACTAAGATTATTGATGGTTTCTCTAAGGGGTTGACTGATTCACTGAGTAAGTCAATTATGGGTACAATTAGCAAGACTTTGTTTGCTGGTGGTTTCGACATAGGTGGCTCCTTAGGGCAATTTAGTAGCAAGGCACTAGGTGGAGTTTCTGACTTCCTATTCGGCTATGATAAAGCTCCTAAGAATACTCCAGGAGTGGATATACCTGGCGTTGTAAACCCTAATGTAGCTATTAAGACAGAGCATGTGACTGGTGTTCTGGAACCATTAACAAATCAGCTTAAGGAAGTCGGCAACACATTGCTCACTAGTATTACAGAAGGTATGTCTAAGTTACCCAGCTTCTTTAATGATATGTTTGGTAATATAGACTTTTCCTCTTTATCTGGTATGTTTGATGAGGCACTCGCCGGATTAGGAGATATGGCCAAGCAGGCAATGGATTACATAAAATTGTTATTCTTAGCTGACGGCGGCTATGTTAGTGGCCCTGGTACAAGCACCTCTGATAGCATTCCCGCTAGACTATCTAATGGAGAGTTTGTAATCAATGCTCAATCTACTAGAAGATTTAGACCCCTACTTGAAAAGATAAATAGTGGCAAGGTACCTAAGTTCTCTACAGGTGGCTTAGTAGGTAATTCTACATTTAGTGAGTCTACTGCGTTGAGTAATATCTCAAAATCATCTAATGGTGATAATAGAAATACAGTAATCAATCTTAATATTACTGGAGATATTAGTAGACAAACACGTAGTCAGATTTTTGAGATGATACCATCTATTGCAGATGGTGTTAATAACCATAACCGTGAGAAAGGCTATAGGAGATAATTATGTACGGCATCTTATCATCCGGCAATATTATCGCTAAATTTGTGGCGCCATTAGCTATGAAGAGCGATGTTAATGAATTCGGTGGAGATGCCCTTAGCCTTGTCAGAAGTTTCCAAAAAACTACAGCTCAACGTTGGCGTATCGCTGCTGGCGTTGAGCCTCTGACTTATCATGCAAATGAATTATATGTTCATTTAGTGACTAAGGGCAGCAGTTCACCTTTCGAAATTATTACCCCACAGAACTATGGTGTCATTACCTCTAGGACTAGCTCAGCAAATGTTTTAGCTTCAGGAACACTTCATTCAGATACTGTTACTCTTACAGGGGTGAATGGTCTAATACCTGCGGGTACGATGGTAAAATTTAACAATCATAAGAAAGTCTATATGATTACTGAAAACACTACTGGAGGCTCTGCTAAGATATACCCTACGCTACGAAAGGGCGTAGTAAACTCTAAAATGTTTTATAGGGATGATGTAGAAATGTCAGTATATTATGGTACAGACTCTATAAAAGGTATGGTATATAGTGACGGTATCATGATGAATATTGGTAGTATTGACTTCATTGAAGCGTTGGAGAAGAGTTAATGATATACTTTACACCTAGAGTAATTGAGTTACTAAACAATCCTGGGGTTCAAATATTCTACTGTGTCTCTATAGGTGCTGAGCATCATACAACATTTTATTCTGAAGTGCTAATTGATGGCATTACTTACTTGCCTACTGGTCGTATCTCGGCCTTAGACCCTCCCCAGATGACTTCTACAGTAGACAGAGAAGTCTATAAGATCTCTCTAATAAACCACGATATGTCTATGGGTGTTAAATTTGACAATGGTATGGTAGGTACTCCTGTAACTGTTATTGTAGGCTTTGTAGACCCTGTTACTAATCTGCCAGAGACAAATGCTGGTAATACATTTGTTGTATACTCTGGAGAAATTGACTCTACTTCTTGTAGAATTGACTCATCCAATGGTGAAAGTACTTCATCTATTTCGTGCACTTCACCTATGAATAGTTTAGATCTAACTAGAGGTTTCTATTCTAGTCGTGAGAGTATTCGTGCTATTAATGGTAATGATTCCTGCTTTGATCAAATTTATGAAGGTGCAGGGCAGGTATTTCTTTATTGGGGTAAAGTATGAGTGGGACAGAATGGATATACTATGCAGTAGCTCTTGTTGCATCTACAGCTTACCAAATGGAGCAGCAGAAGAAGATGCGTCAAAAGGCTGCTGCAGCAGCGGAATCTAGAAAAGGGTTTGAAATACCAGTAGACGGTCAAATCATCTCCTTACCCACTATCTACGGTAGAGCTAAAATCGGTGGAGTTAGAGCTTACCACACTACACGTAGTAGCTTTAAACATGCACCATCTAATGGTGATATTTCATTCATGACAGGTCCTCCTGCTAGACCAGGGGGTAGTTACTCATATCAAGTGTGGGATGAAGATGCTAAGAGTTGGGTAAACGAATCTCAAGTGTACTCAGCGAGAGAGCCAGGTTTGCTAAACAGGGATATCGGTGGAAGCAAGAATGAATTTTTGTTCTTTGATCAAGCCCTGTGCACTGGAGGCATCTCTAGGGTTATTGATGTGATATTTAATGGAAACCAATTCATTGATGACCCTGCTCTAGGCACATACACCGTACCTACAAATCCTGCGACTAACGTAGCGCAGATGGGAGATATCTCTGCAAAGGCAGCACTCAGAGTGGATTGTCACTACGAAGGTGGTGTTGCAGATGCAATGATGACAGCAAACATTGAGGAGCGGAGTACGGCGTACTTCACTAGTATCTCATATGCCAGCGTTTGTATTAGGCTTGACAGAGATAATCCTCAATTCCAGGGTGTACCTGACCTGCAGTTCTTGGTAGAAGGTACCAAGATCAGGACTTTTGATAATTTAGGGGCGCTGTCTGCTACGAAGACATACTCTAATAATCCAGCTGAATGCTTGTTAGACTATCTCACTAACAGTAGTTACGGTAAGGGTGTTAATATCTCAAAAATTGACTTACCAAGTTTTGCTAATGCCGCTGCTGTTTGTAGACAAAAAGTACAACTAGGAGCAGCATGCGGAGGCAGAATATGGAGACCTACTAATAAGCTATTCGATATAACTGCTAGAGACCTGCCGTTATACGAGTGCAATATCATTTTAGATAATGCGAAGCCGCTTAGGGACAATGTAGAATCGATCCTAACAACTATGGGTGATGCGAGACTCGTATGGTCCCAGGGTAAATATAAGCTGCAATTACAATACCCAGCTACTAACGATAATATCATTGTAAGTGGTACTATTACAGATGATGAGATCTACATGGCAGACCCTGTCGAGGTGATATGGCCTTCTGCTAGTGAGCGACTTAACTACGCTACGGTTAGATTTAATAATGAGGCTGAAAACTTTGAGCAGGACTCTATATCATGGCCTCCTAAGTATAATTCTAGCTATAAAAGAGGCGTTGGTGGTATTAAGTATCCCTCGGTTAGCGGATGGTCAGCTAACAGAGCTGGGGGAGTATTGCTGAATAGCTTTGGGGTGTGGTCCGGATCTGAAAACACATGTGATCTAGAATATAAGGTAGCACCTAAAGAGACTGGCTTGTTTGTATTTAAAATGGCTGCGGATGATAATTGTACATTTGAGATCAATCACGCTGTAGTGCAGACAACTAATAACTGGCGCAACGTATATACATTCAGCGTAAATATGATTGCTGGACAAATATATACACTCTCAGCCAACATTGTAAGCACCTATAGCCTAAAAGGGTTCGCACTCACTATCACAGCCCCTAGTGGTGTACAATTATTCAATACTAGACAAGCAGCTTACACAGGATTTGTTGAAGTTAATCAATCTAGCGCGATTTACGATACACTTAAAGCTGAGGATAATGGTGTGATGCTAGAGACTGACCTATTTGCTGAGGGGGTTACAGATTACTATCATGCATTAGCTAAGGCTGAAGAGATTGTAAGAACCTCTAGAACAGCCTTCAATGTAAATCTCAGCTATATTGTTAAGGATAAATACTATGAATCAGGGGACTTTATCAGATTATCTTCTAGCACTCTCAATCTTGGAGATGGTTATGATTTGTACTTCAAGGTAAATAGTTCTAAACTGAAAGAGGGCGGTATCTCGGAATTGAATCTGTCTAGATTCGATTACACACAACTAGCCTGGAATGTCAAGGATGATGAATATCTAGTTCCTAGAAATGCGTATGATTCTGGTTTAGCACCTCCGTATAGCCTTGTATATGTAGCTACTGACGCTAATACAGCATTGGCAGAAAATAGTACAGGATACCTAGTATGTGACCCGGTCTCCGATAGCAGGTTAATTGGGTATATATTCTATGCTCATGTGGCCGGCGAGATGGATGAGTTCGGTCAACCAATGTTTAGAGAACAAGGTAGAACTACGGCACCGGATAGGCAATTTGTTGTCAAGAATCTTTCGCCAAACCTCTCATATATTTTTGGTGTCAGATCTTTAGCTAAGAGTGGTGCAATGTCTTCAATGACAACCACCTCATTAACTTCAGCTACACTGGTAACAGCACCAATACCTCCTGCACCTGCCGGAATAGATGTTCAATATAAGAACTCTGCAGGTTTATCTACAATAACAGTAGATTGGAAAATCCCTCTTAAGCGATTAGATGGCACATTCTACGATGACCATTATGTATCTCAAGTATCCTACGGTACTAGTAATAGCTATGCCTCTGCAGTACTGATGAAGGAGACCACTGGATTAACTGCGAGTTTCGATACTAATACACTAGGTAATATATATGTATTTGTCAACTTCGTATCTTCTAGGGGATCAGTGGGACCTGCAATATCCACCATGCTAACGCTAACTGTAGGTGGGAGCACATCCGCAGGAAGCAACCCTCCAACTCCTACAGGCTTTACTGGGTATCCTGGAGTCGGTTACTACGCAGTACAACATAATCCACCTATCTATACAGAAGGTGGTGGTCATATGGAGACAGTTCTATATGGTAAAGTAAGAGGTGTCAATGATCCGATACCAACTTTTGCAAATGCAGTTGAACTGGCACACTTTACTGGAAACTATCTATCTGTACCAGCTGATCCAGCTACAAAATGGCATCTATGGATCAAGTGGAAGGCTAAGAACGGGCTCTTGAGTTTAGTACCAGCTGGCGGGGTTAATGGATTAGTGTTAACTACTGCATATGATGTAGCTAAGCTTATCGATGCCTTGAGTGGTCAAATTAGCCAATCTGAGTTAGCTACAGACCTATCCACTAAGATCGATAATGCTGCTAATGGAGTAACTTCTCTCACAACTACTGTAAGTGGACATACTTCAACACTTAATACTCTCAGTACAACTGTAGGTAATAACTCAGTTGCTATCGCTAATGAGACTAGTGCTAGAATTAATACAGATAATAGCATAGTTGGTAAATACTCTGTCAAGATAGACATAAATGGGTTTGTTTCTGGATTTGGCCTAATAGCTACAGCTAACAATGCGACTCCATACAGTCAATTCATATTTGCAGCTAATAGTTTTGCAATCGGTGCTCCGGGGCTTGGTTCAGATTATCCCTTTATTGTACAAACTACACCTACTACTGTGAATGGCCAGTATGTGCCTGCTGGTGTATATATAAAGAATGCCTATATTGCAAACGGAACTATCACCTCTGCTATGATGGGTATTGCAATAGTCAAGACTGCTAATATTGAAGATCTTAACGTTGCCGGTAAGAAGATTGTACCTCCTACGCATGGAAGTGTGTATATCGGTAGAGGAGGTATGCAGGGGGTATGGCATGGCATTGGAAGAAAGGCTCTTGTAACGGTACACTCTGTTGTTTTTAATTACACTGACACTGATCCAACCCCAATCCTTGGGCTTCAATATCGTGAAAGGGATACTGCACAAGTAAGAAATTTTTCTATTAACAGCTATGATAATTATTTTGACATATATAACCAATGCAGCGTGACTTCTTTACAAAACGCCAGTGTGAGTAGTCTGGTAGGTGTAACAGTGTATTATTCATATTTGTGAGGTAAATATATGTTCGTAATTAGCTATAATAATCTTGGTAAGATATGTCATTCAACTAAATTTGAAGATTATCAAGGAGTTACAATCCAAGACTTAAACTCTATGGGTAATGAAACAACCTATATGGAAATTGATGAGCCGGTATATGCTCTAGTGAAAGATAGTGTGCAAACCGACCATTACTATGTAGATGCAGCTGGTACTCTAGTAATGCGTGGAGAAAAACCCTCTAATTTTCATGAATGGAGCTGGGAAGATAAACGGTGGACCTTGAGCAGAACCTCCTTGGAGTTATCCAAGGTTGCAGAAGCAAATTCTATATTTTACAGTAAGTGCAATGCAGCTCTTGATTTCAATGGGGTGTTATTCGACGCAGACGCACTAGCAAGATCCAGAATTACAGCAGTACTTTCAAGGTGGGCTAGTGTCGGTACACTACCCGATGGCTTTATTGGCTGGATGGATTATAATAACAATTTGCAATGGATAAATGAAACTCCTATAGTTATTAGAAATAACCTAGGTACTATAGCAAGAGCAATAGAGGATAGAGAGCAATTTCTTATCAAGAAACATTGGCAAATAAAAATAGCTATTAGGTCATTGACAGATGCGGAATTGTTAAATGCAGACATCGAAGCAATGTGGGATAGTCTCCAAGTGTAATAGCCTCCAAGATGCTTTCGATGCTATAAGACTATATAAGAGCTTCATGGAGGATAAATCCTACCTAATAGAGGTGGACGAAGATGAAGCTCTTAAGATGATGTCTACCAAGATTAGATCAGGCTCACATTTCTTTCTATATAGAGTTAATGGTCGTATTAGAGGGTGGATCCTTGCTACAAAGATAAGGCTGCCCTATTTTACTGGCCATAGCTTATATATAGAGTACTATTGCTCCGACTTACTAGGGTTTCAATCTATATCTTGTATGCGTGCACTGCATGAGGAGATTGTTAAAAGTGCTAGAATTTGCAAGGTTGAAAGAGTAGTAGCTACTTGTGGATGGTTTGATACTAATAGAAAATATGCGAGGGCTCTGCAAATGCTAGGCTGGAGGATCGATAATGCATTATGTGTCAATGTATTGTAAGCACTTATTAAGTTGGAATTGTAATGGTAACGTAAATTTGTAATTTCAACTCACACCCGCCCCTCAGCTCCAGGTTGCCCCAGCAGCATAGCAGGTTGCCTGCAGGGCGCACGCTGGAGGGGTGGGCATGGGGGTCGTCGTAGGGCGAGTGCGGG